GTAGCCCAATAGTGTGCAGCTAATGATGACGATTGCGTATGTTGCGAATGTCATTTTGCCCTTTCCGTAGTCCGTATTTCGTCTACGGGATGAACTTTACCTTAGGGCTGGACGGTGCCTAGTATATTTTGGTAACGGTTTGGTAACGATTTGTGATACATCCTCGTCCTCGAAGTACGGGTTAGCGATTACGGGGTCTGCCATAGACCTTACCCTGTACGGTGAATGTGCCGTCCTTCTCGATATAAATGAGATCTACTTGGACATTCTTGCCCTTGACATACATGATGGCGAAAGCCTGTTGCCAGTTAGCAGAACCCGTAGAACCGATATAGGAGGCCTGTCTAAAGTCCATAAGGTTACCAACCTCAACGCCATGCAGAACACGCCCTAAACGGCCTCCAGAGGCCTCTGTGAAGCTGCTACGCCCTGCCCTGTGAGTATGTCCTGAAATGATGTTCTTGCCGTGCCTACGGGCTGCTTCAAGGGCTGAGAGACCCCCCTGAGGTTTGATAGGGGTATGGTCTCCATGAACTGCTATCCAGTTAGGCGCAAGGGTCAATGGGTTCTTATGAAAGGTGATGCCTAGCTCGTCAAACTTCATGAACTTTTCGAAGCGCAGCTCTGGTAGGGATAGGAAGCTAGGGACTTTCTTCATGATCGTGTGGTAGAGACGGTCCGTGTGGTTAGATCTAATGCAGTCGGTAACGCCTAGGTCCCAGAGAAGGTCGACACAGCGGTCTCGGTCATCGCTAAGGCTCTGCTCGTAGGCTAGAGGTGTTCCCTCGCTCCACTTGCTAATGGTTTGGAAGTCAATCTCGTCACCAATGGTGACTGTCTGGTCTGGCTTAAAGGTCTTGAGGAATCGTGCTACATTCTGGACTACATGGACATCCTCGAAAGGAACCTGTAAGTCTGACAGGATTACGATCTTCTTCATTAGTCCTCGTCATCGTCCTCGTATGGCATCGGGTCGATTTTGTCTGGGAGCTTAGGAAGTATCCAGTCAGGATAAGCCATCGGCTCCACTATGATTGCAAGGGCTAGCTCAACACTCATACCTGCTCTTCGTAGGGCTTTGTACATCTCATTTATAGAGATTGCCCATGCATCTAAAGCGCTGTAAGTATCTAGGTCAATAGCCTTCTTGCGTGCCATAGTTTTATTTTCCCTTAAGTAGTAGCTCCAACATAGCTTCGACACGCACTAGGCGGTCGTTCATTGACGAGCCGCTATTCGGCTTGAGTTCCGCGAGATAGTGCAAGATGACAAATCGTAAGAGAGCAGCCGTTCCAGTTAGAACCGTCGCGCAGATGGCTACAATCGCAGCCCAATCCTGGTAGCTCACTTCTTGTCGATGACATCTACTGCTGCTTCGACTGCATCGACTGCAATATCTGCAAGGGACTTCTTAGCACGGTATGACTTGATAGCCTGACGAATTACTGGGATGGCAATTAGTCCTAGACCACCGATAATTACTGCTTCCATTAGTTGCCTCCTAGCATTGGGATATTAAAGAACGAAGAGTCTGCATCGCCCGCTTTAGTGAATGAGATATGGCAATGATGATTGTGCTTATTAACGCCATCGTAAGGACGCCAAGCCCAAGCCTTCTTAGAGCTGGCAATCTTTCCATCGAAGATGACATAGGCGATTCTCTTGTCTCCTGCCTTGGCAGCGAGTCGAATCTGATCCGCAATATCGGGCATGAGGTCGGGCTTAGCTGTGCCAGAGACATCTCTATCGACATCGATGGCGCGAACAATCCCAGTTGCCTTATCAGGGTTGTGGTCACTAGGACGCGCTGAATGGCGTGTATCGCCAACCCATCCATCGGAACGGCGATCTCTATCCGGGAAGCTGTCATCGAATTGCTCCCTTAACTGTTGTCCTGCTTTACAGAGAATGGGCTTCATGAGAGGAGGAGTTCTGCTTCTTCCGCTGTGATGCCTAGACGCTCAAGCAGTCCTGCCTTCTGCTCTGCCTTGAGTGCAGCGTTAGTCGCTTCCTCTGCCTTGGCTGCTTCGTACGCAATACGATCGTCCTCGCGCTGTTGGATTTCCTCAGCTGTTAGCTCTACCTCGTGGACTTCGCCAGTTGAGCAGTCGATGATTACTTTAGTTGGATTAGGCATTATTGACTCCATATAGGGTAGCGGTTGAGTATTGGGTAAAGGCGGTTTCTCCGATGAGGTTGACCTGAGTAATAGCAGCAGTTGAAGCCCATAAGCCACATGATAGACGAGCGTATGCAGTAGTGGCGTTGTTCTCTGCTACTGCGTCGATACTAACTGACTTATTGGCAGAGCCAGCGTAGTTAGGAATATAGAACTCGTAGTTAGAGAATGTGTTAGCGGTGCTGTTGGTATCGTTAGCCCAGCCACCCCAATAGAAAATAGTGTCATTGGCGAAAGATGCAGAGGATGCGCTTGAGCCGTTGCCGTCAATAATTCTCTGGTTGTAGATAGCCGATGAGCTGTTATTGAATCGCATTTGTACGCTTCGAATAGTTGCCCCACCGTTGCCGCGTAAAGACGCTTTAACTACTAGATCCGTGTAAGTGCTAGGGATGCTCGTAAAGTCAATAGATGCAGCTCCGCCGGCGCTTACTTCGTAATCGGCAATCTTTGTATATGTAGTAGCCATTATGCTGATTTCACCCCATATAGTGTAAAAGTTGAGCCAGCTACATACTTAGATGTGCCGCCAGAAGTTAGGTCGATTCTGTTAATGGCAGCTGGTGTTGCTCGCCATAGACCGACTAGAGCTCCGACGAAGGCGCTGGCAGTGTTCTGGCGAAGTAGGCAAGTCTTGTATGTTGTACCGTTTGAGTAGTTCATAATGTTTGCAATGATTAACTGTCCAGAGTCTACATTACCAAGAGCGAAGTTTAGGTAGGCACCGTTTGACTGACGATCTGATGAACCGGAACCTGAGCCGCTACCGTATAAACGGGTAGAGCTGTAATTGCTCGCTGTGTCGTTGTTAAAGGTGAGGTTGATTCCTTGACCGCTTACATCGAGCTTAGCGTCTGCAATGAGTACTAAGTCGGTATAAGTGCTAGGAATAGAAGACCATGTAATTACGCTAGTGGATGTACCGCTGATGGTGTAAGTCGCTATCGGTTCGTAAGTAGATGCCATGTTATCCCTTTATCCCGTATAGAGCGAAGTGTGAACCATTTGCAATATCAGCAAACGCAGAATAGAAACGCAAGTCTGTAATGGCGTTGGTATTAGCCCCGTAACTTCCTGACATTAGTTTAATCTGTCCTGAACCGTTAAGGTCAAAGCCTGTCAAGGAGCGGAAAGTCTTATTCTTATTGGTGTTGGCATAGTCTAGAACATCAATAACTGTAACGCCAAACATCCCAGAACCAGCGGTAGCCGCTGCAGCTTGTGCTATTTCAATGTTAGTAGACGAACGAGATCCAGCAGTAGCAGAAGAACCATCTCCTGTTAGGTGATGACCGTAAAGCGTGCTGGTGGTGTCAATGGTGCCACCCGTGCCTATACGCATAAGTAAGCCGTCGTAAGGCGCACCGCTAGTTGTACGCGCAAGGATACGAACCTGTAAATGCTTGTATGTGCTAGGAATCGAGGAGAAGGTGACATTGGCAGAACCGCCCGATCCTATTATATAAGTCTGGATAGACTCGTAGGAGTTCGGTGGAGTAATCACCCCATCATTAGAGATGGCTACAAGGTTGTTAAGCAATCGCGCCCACCACATACCAGTTATTAGCAGAGGTCTGAATAAGCGCGCAGCTCTTGTACTGGTTCAATACTGGAGAAGCTGCAACCGCACCCGCTGAGAGTACTGTAACGCCACCTGCGCCTGAGATTGTTACCGCTCCCGCGCCCTTGTTAAGGACGGTGATGACCGTGCCAACTGGGAAGGCTACGGATGCGTTAGTAGGAATTGTAAGAGTAGAGGCACCTGCGTTAGATCGTGTGACGAGTACTTGATACTGATCAGTAAGGACAGGGGTGTAGCTTGTGCCTGTCTGGTCATTGAGCGTGAACGCTACTAGTCCGTTAAATGCCGCAGCGGTGAGGATGTCACCTGTTGAAGCTGGGAAACCTGTTGCCATTTATATCTCCTAGTAAGTCATCGCTGATATACCAATTATACCGCGTTCTGAGCTGCCGATGACAAAACCATCGACCAAACTTTCGAGTGTTGTTACTGTTACTTGCATACGGTTTGGGGTGATGTCCCAAGCCAATCCCTGCACTTGCAGAGTTTTAACGATAGTTGAGCCGTCCGGCTGGTTATTCTCGATGCGGCAGTTGGTGAAGTAGTCCAGCCCGATGATCGTATCGGTTGGGACACTAGTATCTAATAAGTCGATAGTCATGGCGTCGATGCGGATGGTTGTTTCCGCTCTGGTTGCCACATAGGTCTTGGCGATGTTCAGGGCATTGGTATCTGTATCGATAACCAAGTCTTGCTGGGAGTAAGTGTGAGGGAAGTACTTAGCCACGCTAGTTGTGTTCTCTGCAAACTGCTGGGAGCCACCGTAGCGGGTCATCTGGGCTTGGTTGATGATGAGCTTATCGTCAAAGGCGAATACAAGGTTCTTATAAGGTATGCCAGTAGATTGATTAAACTCAATGGGAGTAGCTGCAATCGAAGAGACCACATCGCTACGATCCTTGAAGACTGCTGTGCCTGAGCCGTTGATGTAGAAGGCTCCCTGCTCTGAGAACTCCACATTCTTAAGGGCTCCAAGAGCTGTGCGTAGTGTGCCTGGGTCTGCCTGGCATAGCGAGTCACCTGTCGCGAGGGTTCTCATATTGGCTGGGAAGTTAATCTGGTCCAGGAGCTTGCCTAGACGAGTGCCTGTTGATTGACCGGCTCCTGCATCTGTAACTGTCTCGACCTGTGCTAGCTGGTATAGACGGAAGGCATCGGATACATAGATATCGACATAGCCCATCTGCTCGGCTTGGTCGTAGGTGTAGCGATACTCTGTGGTGTACCCGCTGAAAAGGAAGGCGTCGGTTGTAGCTGTAGTTGCCGAGATACGAATCTTGCGTAGAGGCACCAGGTAGCCGTAATAAGGGCTTGAGGTGTTCTGAGGGTTAAAGTACGAGTCAGGGTCTAGCACACGCACTACGGCGCTGCCAGCCTCGTAGGTGTCACGCTGAGGGCTGCGTCCACGGTTGATAGTAATCTGTCGGACATTAGGAGTAAGATCTACAACAGGCGTTGGTACTGTAGAACCTGCAAGAGTTCCAGTACCTAGCACACCATACTTAGCATCACCAATAGTAAATGGGTAGCCGAAAGTCGCACCAGATGAGAAGTCAAAGGATACGGCTATCTGCGCTGGTAATGCCATTATTCAAAGCCACCTGTCCGGCGGTTCACATATGCCTGGTTGCCTGAGAGGGACTGATCCATAAGAGCCGAGGCAATTGTCTTGCCGTCAATCTGAACCACTACCGGAGCAGAGCCGCCATAGGTTCCTGTTGCTGGAGGGGTAAAGCCACCGCCTACAGCTGAGCCTATCTTGTTACCGCCAAAGTCTAGCCCTGCGCCGTTCATGGGTACGGCTGCCGCTGCTGCTACATAGTTGCTCCAGTTAGCAAAGGGGTTCTTAGCATCTGGCAAAGTAGTAAGGAACTTGGCAAGAGCTCCGGTTGAGTCAATAGCATTAGCAATCTCTCGGGATAACTTAGTGGCTTCTGATTCGTTTTCCATAAGAAGGGCAAGTTGCAACTTAACGCGCTTTCGCTCCTCCTCGGTTAGCTGACCCTTAAGGGCTGCAACCAGCTGAATCTGCTCGATGTCGAAGAGGCTGCTCTGCTTCTTGGCTAGAGCTTGCTTCTTTAATTCTGCTGTGTTTGCCTTTGTTGCCTTGGTCAAGGTTGTGGCTGTCTTAGCCTGAACCTTACCTGTCGTGACCGCTGCCTTAGTTACTTTGTCTGTTTCCTTTGCCATCCACTTAGGGTTGGCTCCAGTAAGTCCACCAAAAGAAGTAAGGAAGTCGAGAGCCTGATATAGCTTAACTAGTAAACCGATGGTTGTTGATACGATCGTAACGAGAGTGTTGATTGACTTGGCAATGTTGTCAATTGCCTTGGCTGCGTCCTTAACTTCGGTGCCTCCGGCAATTCGAGCGAACGCGTCGATGAGCCCACCACCGATAGTTTCCTTGGCATTTTCCGAAGCTACTGTGAGGACATCTAGCTTGTAGGCATATGTATCTAAATAAGCCTGATTAGCACCTGCGAATTGGCTGTTAAGTATTGTCAGGACTTCTGAGAAGTTCTTGCTTTTGAGTTCTGCTTGTGTCAGTCCTGTGTTGTACTTACGGAGACCACGAGTCACGCCCACATAGCCATTAGCTAAGTCCTGCGCCACCGTTGCTAGTTCGACCCCAGAGCCTCGCGAGATTGCTATGGCGTCGTTAAGCAAGATATAGGAAGAGTTTAGATCCTTGGTCGTTGTAAGCAATGCCTGAAATGCTGGACGCAGAGTATCGTCTGCAATTCCTGCGCTTGTCTCTAGTCCCTTGATGAAGTTACTAATATCAGAAGACGCATAGGCATAGCCGAGATTGTTGACTGCCTGAGTAAGTCGAACTGTTGCAGCTTCATCCTCTGCAAAAGCCTTAACCGCTGCCTTGCCGTAGGCAGTGATGGCTGCTGCTGAAAGGGTGTAGCCGAGAGCCTTAGCTAATTCCTTTGTGGACTTCTCGAGCCCCTTGATTGAACGGTCGGCTTCCTTAAAAGCCTTCTTGCCTGTGAACTCGGCAGCGAGGTTAATTAAGATACTCATAAAGCGCTCCTCGCGTTTAGTTTATCTGCAGCTGTCTGAATAGCCTTGAGGATGTAACCTGTGGCTTTTCCTTCGTCTTCTTCTACTGCACGGAAGATTACGCGACCCTTATTCTTTTGGTTCTTTCCTACCAGCTGACCGCCGAGCTTAGGGCTGAAGTTTCCAACCATGCCAGATTTACGCCCTGCTGTTTCATAGATGGCTCCAGCTGCGGACCTGTTAAAGATAGTGGCAAGTGATCTAAAGCCATTACGATTAGGCTTAGAAGGTGTGGACTTAAAAGTAATACCTCGACGAACCTCTGCAGCATCATAAGAGCGCTGAGCCCATCGACCGCTAGCATTAGGGCGCTTGACCCATCCGCTAGGCACCTGGTCGTTAGAAGGTGCGTACCCCCTTGCTTGTCTCACGACAGGCTTTAGGAAGTTCGCAATCTGCTTGGTGGTTTCTTTAGCGAGGTCAGGCTCGAATTGGCGAAGGGCTTTACGCAGAGCGACCGCGCCCTTTACCTCGACTGGCATTTTCTCGCTCCTTCGCTAGATCATTCAATACTTGGATGTGAGCCTTAAACGCCATGGGCGATAGGTTCACTATTGACTCGAACGAAACCCCGTACTCATACGAAAGACGAGCTGCCGTATAAGTGACGGAGTTCCGATCTAGCCTAAAGGGTCAGACTCTAAGACCTCGACCCCTTTAAT